GCGCGACAAGATCTCGTTCAACGTCCGATCGAACCAGCCGGCCTGGTGGATCGGCGCTGTCACCGCCGGCGGCGCTTTCGGCGTCGGGCGCGGCGGCAGGTCCACAGATTGCGGCGCCGACGCGCACGCGCTCAACAACAATACGCTCGCGTACAGGAGCAAGTTCTTCATGTTTGGCCTCGGTGATTTTCAGGTTGATGGCGCCCTGGTGCTGGGCCAGGGCGACGTTTTCTTCGGTGCGGGACAGGATGGCGCGCGCGTCTGCCGTGGCGCGCTCCTCGATGGCAGCGGTGCGGCCGGCCTGGTACTGGACGGTGCCGTACGCGCGCACGCCGACGACGCCCACCACCAGCAGGCCGACGATGGCGATCAGGCCCACCAGGATGCGTTCGACGCGGCTCATGCCTTCACCGCCGGCAGGATGTCGAACTGCGCCATGTTCCGGCCGCGCATGACGGCGATCAGGCTCTTCTCGTAGCTCGGGTCCGTGGCATAGCCGGCGGCGGCCACCGCGCGCGCCCAGCCTTCGCCGTCCTTCTGCTTGAAGCAGGCGCCGTAGCGCGGGTTCTTGCGGAAGAAGTCGGCGCGGTCGACCACGGAATCGGAAAAGGTGGCGTACTTGCGGAACTTGCAGACCATCGGCACGCGCTTGCCCTTGATGACTTCGTGCGTGGGCACGTCGACAGTCGGACCCTTCCAGGCCTTGTCGGCCTTCACGCCGAACAGGTTGTTACCGGGGGCGCGCTCGCCCCAGCTGGATTCCAGGGCGGCCTGGGCCAGGGTGAACGAAGCGGGGATGCCGTGGGCGCGCTGGCAGGCCTGGGCGGCTGGCAGCAGCAGGGTGATGAAAGCGCTAGGCGGCATTGTCGGTCTCCTTTGTTGGCGCCGGATCAGCCGGCAGGTCAAACTTCCGGTTCACCATCGATTCCAGCTTGAACAGCGCGCGCGAACCCATGTGGGCAGCGATGCCGACCAGGGCGTACTTGAGCGGCGTCGGGCATGCCGGGATTGAGTCGCACAGGTTCGCCACCACGATGCCGGTAAAGCCGGAAATCACCAGCTCGCCGATCAGCTCGGTGATGTTGAAAACGCGCACATGGCCATCCTTCAACTTGCGGTAGAACGAGGCGAAGCCGCCCCACAGCGACAGCCCAATCAGCAGGCCCCAGCTGAGCATGGCGTCGAAATCGAAGCCGCCTCCAGGGGTAGGGGTTTGGTTCATGACGTCCTTTCAGTAGCCGTAGGCGATGTAGTTGATGCGATAGGGAGCGCCCGGGATGCCGCCCCGAACCCGGAACGACAGAGTGTCTTTCGTCGACGCCGGCAGGTCGGGCACCACCACGGCGCCCTCGCTGGGCCAAGAGCCGAAACAGGCCACCATGCCGTTTGCATCCGTGCGGTACGGGCGGGTAAGTGGGTGAGTGACCGTCTCGTCGTTGCTCGAGCAGGTGTAGGTGAAGCTGCCGACGCGCAGTTGCTCGCGGTTCTGGTCGCGCTCGTAGGAGTCGGCGCCGATGGCTTCCATCTGCAGCGTCGAATCCACGCTCACGCCGCCACTGGTGCCGCCGGCAACCTTGCCGACGTTGTACATACCGACGCTGCGAACGTTGTAGTTGCTCAGGCGCGATCCTGGCGCGATCACCGTCCGGTTCTCGTCGACCGTATCGACGCAGGTGCCAACGTTGTCGATGGTCGCGTCGACAGTCACGCCGAAGACGTTTGCGCCGCAGCGCACGGCGGTCGACTGCGATCCGGTACGGTCGCCCTGCCCGATGATGGTCACGCCGTTGATGCGGTTGTTCTCGCTGCTTACGCCGTTGGTCGCCTGGAAGTCGAAGGCGTAGGTCGCCTTGTCGCTCCGGTTTGCCAGGTAGATCAGCGAATCCGATGCGATCACCTGGGCGACATCGGTTGTACGAACCGCCGTGCCGGCCACGTTGATGTGGGAGTTGTCGAGCAACAGCAGCGGCTTCTTGCCGGCGCCTGCCGGAATCGTGGCCTGCCAGTCGATGCCAGTCTCGCCGCCGACCACGACGAAGTGGTTGAGGTAGACGCCCTCGGCACGGCCGCGGATTTTCACTGCCGTGGCCACTTCCCAGCACTTGAAGCTGTCAATCGTGGTGTCGACCGCCGCATAATTGCCCTTCGTATTGATCGACAGGGCGGTGGTGCGCTTGGCGCCGTCCTCGACCTTGATGCCGCGCAGGTCTGGGAACGCGACGTTCTCCAGGGCGATTGCGTTCAGCCAGTAGGCAGCGCTGGTCGTGCCGGCAAACGACAGGTTCGACAGCGTGACGTTGCCGGCGGTGTCGTTCACCACTGCGCCGGTCGTGTTGGTGATGCGCAGGGCATCAGCGCCGCCGACTGCTTCGGTTTCGATGCCGATGCCCGAAATGCTGATGCTGGTCTTGTCGCCCGAGCTGTTGCTGTCGCCCAGGTAGGTGACCGAAAGGCCGCCTGTCAGGAAGACCAGACGCGCAGCCTCAGGGCCGGCGCCATCCATGATGAAGTCTTGTCCGGCGTTGAGCGTGACCGAAAGGCCGCGGTCCAGCCGGAAATTGCCAGCCAGGCGCAGCGGCAGGCGCGTGGCCAAGGCTCGGGCAAAGGCGGCGTCGGCAGCGATTGTGCCGGTTGGATCAGCGCCGAGAGCGACTGGATCGGCCCAAGCGCGCAGTTTGCTGGCATTTTCGAATGCTTTGGTCATGGTAATCCTGTTGTTAAGTGCCAGTAAGAGTGCGTTGCTCGATCCAGTCGGTGCCGATGACGTGCGCATTGCCGGTTGTCGCCCGCCACCAGCCGGTCACCGCGTACTGAGCGCCAGCCGCACCAGCAATGGCGGGGCCGTCTTTTGCCACGAAATGCCCAAAGCAGTAGCGTCCGGTCGTCGGGACACCGGCTGATCGCACGGCCACGCTATTTGCAATCTGGCCAAATGCCGGGCTAGTTGGATCGCCGTTGATCGGCATGATCATGTTTGCGCGGGCAGCGGGAAGTTGGCGAACCCCCTTATTGCCTGTGTTGTCGCCATTCCCCACGAAATCCGCGTAGACCACATTCGGGTGAGATTCGACGGTGACCCCGGCGACGATTCCCGTTTGCGCGCAATTGGTGAAGGTGTTCCCGCCGGCCATTACGCCGACCGTGTTCGCGACCGAAATGCCCACGACCGAGCCGGTACTGGTCCAGGTGTTATCAGCGTTGTGGCTTGCGGCGCGGAAAAACGGGTCGAGGTCGAACAGGTTTTGGTCGATACGGATGCGCTTGGAGCCAGCGCCGGAACCGACGGCAGTACAGGCCACGCCGATGCCTGGGCAATCCCGGATGATGTTGCGAGAGACAATTAGCGTGCCGAAGTCCAGTGCATTGTCGGTGCCGCTCACGCCCAGCAGGATTGCGGTGTATCCGGTGCCCATGCCCGAGATCTTGTTGTCGGCCACCATAGCCGCGTCCAGTGGGCCGCGCAGGTCGATGCCGTGCAGCTGATACTGTGCGTCGCCGATTGCAGGATCGCTCAGGAACCCGGCCGTGATGCGGTCGAACAGCTGACCGTAGCCGTAGGCGCTGTATGCGGCCACCGCCGGCAACGTGCGCGCGATCGTGTTGCCGCTGATGTCGATGCCCGCCATGCCCGTGCGCACGGTCGTGCCGTTGTCCAGGTCATTCGTGTAGTTGTACGGGTAGGGCGCCACTGTCACGCCTGGGTAGCCGCTCAGATTGCCTTTGCTGCGCGGCGCGCCGACCACCTGGATGGCGAAATTCGTTCCGAAGGTGCCGAAGGTGTCGAGGATCTGGTTGTTCCGGATGGAGATTGCGAATGCGGCCGTGTTGCCTTCGCTGCCAGACGTTGCCGGGCTCACGATGATTGGCGCGCGAATGGTGCGGCGCATGATGTTGTCTGCGATGGTAAGCGCCTTGGCGCCCAAGACCTTCATGCCTTGGCATGCCTCGAAGGTGTTACCGACCACCACGAAGCCATTGCCCGGGACAGTTGCCGCGTCCAGCGCATGCAAGGCAATGGCGTCGTCAGCCACGCGGCGCAACGTATTGCCGATGATCGTGACGTTCCAGCTATTCGTGAACCGGATTCCGTCGCGAACAACATAGTCCAGGCGGCAGCCGCTGACGATTGCATTGCTGACGTAGGAAAATGCCGTTGCCATGAACCGCACCTTCTCAATCGTCACGCCGGACATGCGCATGCCGTCGATGCTGCTGCCTGTCAGGGCTTGGCTCTGGTTCGTCTCGTTCGCATAGATCAGAGCGGTGCCACTGATGCGGAAGTTTTCGAAGCCGATGTTGCTGCAGTTGGTTGCGACCAGTAGATCGCGCCGAGAATTCGTGTCGCGGTCATCGTGGAAAATCTCGCTGGCGTCGCCGTCGCCGGAAATGACGATGTTCGAGTACATCACCAGCGTAGGGCTGGTGTCGGCCTTTCGGTAGCGGCCAGGTGGCAGATACAGGCGGCCGCCGCCGCGGCTGTTCAGATAGTTCAGGGCGGCCTGGAGCGCATCCGAAACGTCGACCAGACCCAGCCTTAGAAAGACATCCATCTTTTGCGCTGGCGTCATGAACTGCTGGGCCGGCGTGGCCTGGCCGGCCTTATTTCCCAGGTCGATCACTACGTCCTGAACGTTAGAAGGCATACCGTTCTGGTCGGTGACAGGAATCATCGAAGCATCAGTTGTCCCCTGGCCATTCATCCCGCTGCCAGTCTCGAACAGAACTTCCTGATCCTTGCCTAGGGCGCGCAAGAAACTGACCGTGTCGCGCGTCGTCTCGACATAATCCGCCGGCGCAAGCCGGAAGCCGTCGAGGTACACCTTCAGCGAGCCGATGCCGGGCGTGTAGGCGATCTGCTTGAGCGTGAACACCTTCTGCCCCTCGGCCGCCACCTGGGTTTCCGTCTGCGTCGGCGACTCGGGCTTGAACTGAGTGCGCGAGAACACCAGGCGGTGCTTCTTGTCCTGCACCAGGATGGAGTATTCGCCGTTGATGTACACGTTCGCGGGCGTGCCGGCGCGCACGATGAAGCCGTTCAGGGTGCGCAGCGGCTGGGCGGCCGGGATCTTGCCCTCGGCGTCCCAATACACCGTCGCAGGGCGCGTAACCGGGTTCTGGTTGGGCTGGCCGACGTAGATATAGCCGTTGTCGAGTGGCTTTCCATCCTCGTCGGCGAAGGTCTTGTAGGGCGATTCAACGGGGAGCATGAGCGTCCTTTGGTTGCTGTTCTTCTTCGAGCTGCTGCTCGCGTTGTTCTTCGGAATTCGCAGTCGCCATCGAGCGTGCCAGCCACTGGATTGGGTCGCCTATTTCGCTCGGGTTGCGCAGAGCGCCCACGAATGCCTTGAAGGCCCGGCTTGCAGCCAGGCTCTGGATGGCCGCGGGGTTCCGAACGGCGCTGAGGAATTCAGGCGAGGAAATCAGCTTGTCGGCAGCAGCGATCGTGTCCGGCTTGCTCTTCATGAGGGCAGAGGTCAGTCCGGCCGCCACGCCTGCGCCAGGCAGGCCGAGCGGAGTGGTTATCGCTTCCGTAGCGACGCCGGCAGCTGCGCGCTTTGCCACGCCATAAATGTTGCTCATCAGATTGTCGGCGCCACGCAAATCCTTTTCGACAGCCAGGAGACGACCTGTCGTGATCCGCTCTTTGGTAGCCAAACTGATGCCCCGTGCCACTCGGTAGAAGTCGCGCATCTGCGTGCGCGCTTCCAGCGGCAAGTTGCTCATGAGCGCGGCGTGCGCCTGCTTGTTCTTGAGCAGACCTTCGTACCAGTTGGCGAAGTTGCTGAAGCTGAGCTTCTGGTTTTTCGCCGAAATGTTGAACGCGGTCGTCAGGCCAGTGGCCGTCGCTTCCTGACGCAGGTTTTCCGGGATCGCTTTCATCAGATTGATGAATTTCGACGTGTCGCCCTTCGGCAGCGCTGCCATCGCGCTACTCAGGTCGCCGACCATGCTCTCGCTGATCTGCTTGCCGAACAGCGAGACCATGTCATCTTCCAGGCCCTTGCGAACTGCCACGGCCTTCTGGGCGGCATTGAAGGTGTCGAGCATGCCGTAGGGTTCGATCGCCGCGCGCTGGTCGGCTGCCAGCGAAGCCTCGAGCTTTTTAATCAGACCGGTGTCAGCATCCTTGAATGGGCCTTGGCGCTTCACGCGAGCGGCAGTCAGGTCTCGGCGAACATCGTCCAGCAGTGCATAAGTCGGCGGCTCAACCTGCTGGACAGTGCGAGTGGTCGGCAGTTGCTGTCCGGGCATCAATGGATTGCCTGGCACGGCCTCCTGCACGCTGCGCGACTTGGGGGTCAGCTTGGCGACGATCATCTTCTCCATGGGAGAAAGATGCTTGGCGCCGCCGAGGTCAGCCGCGCGTTTCTCGATGAAGGAGAGCACGGTCGGCGCGGCGGCTGGATCGCGCGCAGGGATCACGGAACGCAACTGGCTGTAAAGCGAGTCAGCTTTCTTCGTCAGGTCGTCTGCCGTGCCCAGCATCGTGTTCTTGATCGTGTTGTTCAGGCTGCTGGGATCGTTCGTGCCGCCATACTGGACAACAATCTCATCGGCGCGCCGCGCAACGGCTTCCAGTCCTTCGAGTTCAGCCATGCGCGTGACCGAGCCTGGTACCGACTTGATTGCCTGCGACAGTTCGCGGTAGGCCTGGTTCGTCGTTACGTGGTCGGGCTGCAGGTAGTCGGCGATTCCGAGACGCTTCGCAGCGTCGATGGCCCGCTGATCGAGCATCGATTGCTCGGCAAGTTCGCGCGTGGCGCTCTTGCTTCCCAGCCCGCCGTTGGCTGCCGCGCGGGCGGTAGTTGCGAGTTCCGCCGGCGCCATCACGGCAGGCGTCGCAGCCGGGGCTGCAGGGCGAGCGCGCGCAGCTGAAGCGGCCCGCGATGCGGCTCCAGCAGCCGCAGGTGCTGCAATGCCTGCGGCAAGGGATGCCGCGAGTTGCGCGCCGGCGCCGCCGCCATTTTCCTGCACCGCTTGCCCTGCGACGCCGGCCGCGCCGCCCGCCGCCGCCTGGAGCGCCGGCTGCTCAGCAAGTCGTCGCGCGACTGCCTGGGTGGTGCCGGTGGTAACACCTGCAGCTTGGCCTGCGACAGCGGCGCCGCTGACACCGCCGGCCACGCCGCGGGTCAGCGCGCCGACCAATCGCTCGTCCGGCGTCTCCGCGTCGGGCAGGCCCAGGGCGTTGGCAGCACTGCGCCCGACGCCAGCCAGCGTAGCCGGATCGTAGTCAGAACCAGTCGCCATGCGCACAGCGCCGCCAAAGGCCTGGATGATAGGGTCAGTGAAGGCGCCGGCGCCGGCGGCGATCCCCTCGATGCCATGACGCGCGGTAAGACCCAGCGCGCGGCCGGCGCTTTCAGTGGCCGTCCGGGCTGGCGGCGCGGTAGCGCTGGGCGCGCCGGCGCCGGACAATTGCTGTTTCAATATCTGGAAAGCCTGCTCTTTCGTGGAGCCGGCAGGCCCTTCGACGGTATATTTTTTCCCGGCTGGCGAGGTGAATTCGAACGTTGGCATCAGCGCTCCGTCACGGTCCAGCCGGAAGGCAGAGCAGCCTCTGGCTTCGGCGCCGCAGGCGTGTCAGGCGACGGCAAAGCGACGCCATACCGCTTGCTGATCGCTCCCCGGCCCGTTCCCAGTAGGCGTTTTGCGTCGCGCAGGTTTGCAACGATCTGATCAGGGGACTGTTTCAGGCTGAAGTTCTGGAATGCAGACTGCAGTTTTTCGCCCTCAGCGTTCGACAATGCGCCCATGCCCTTGATGTTCGGGATCTGCGAGAGGAATGCTTGCGCCCCGAGAGTTTCGACCAGGGCCTCGAGGTCGGCAACATCCCCTTGCATGGTTGGCAAACGCGAGTCGAGTGGGCCGGCTGCCGCGCGCAGCAGTGCGGTCGGCTTGCCGCTTTTGTCAGTCGCGACACTCAGGATGCGCTCGATGTTGTTCAGCATGTTATCGATCGACGCTGCACCGCTCTCGGCGTCGGCCACCCTGCCGCGCACCTTCTCATCGCGCTCGGTGGTCGCCTTTTGCAGTTCGAGATTCAGTTTCTGCCGCTGCAGTTCGTTCCCTTCGCGCGCGATCCGCGCGTTCAGATAGGCGATCTTCGTCTGGTCGCGCTTGTACTGGTTGTCCGTGCGGATGCCTTCAAGCTTCAGTAGCGCCGTCTGGTCGGCATACTTCGCGTCGACCGCATCGCTTACCGCCTTCGACTTGGCCGAGTCGGCGCCGGACACTGCAGCGTCAGCATCCGCCTTGCCCTTGCGCACGGCGTCGCCCTGCAACTCCTGCGCGCGCTGCTCGCCGCCCAGCTTGGCAAACGACTCGGCGAATTTCTCAGGCCCGACAGCGGCGGCCAAGCGCAGGCCGATGGTGGTCTTGGCAAACTCGGGGTGATCCTTCACTAGTTGCGCCATGGTTTCCGCTGCCTTGGCGTCCTGTTCGCTGCCGCTGTTGCGCGCGGCCGTGGCCTGGTCCTTCAGCAAGTTCAGCGCGACGTCCGGCGCATTCGACTGCAGGGCTGCGTAGACTTGCGAGGCGCCGTCCAAGCGGCCTTGCTGCTGCGTCGACGAAACAACGTCGGCGCCGCGCTTGAGCTGTTCACTCAGGGCGGGATACTTGAGCATCACAGAAGCAATCGCCTGCGGCGTCGGGTTCTTGCTCAGCGCCGCCAGGTCGTCCCGCTGCTGCTGGGCCTGCTGGAAGGCGACGGCCTTCTGCTGGCGTTCGAGCTGCATCTGCGCAAGTGTGGCGCCACCCTGAACACCCTGAAGGAGCGATGCGCCTGGCGCCGGCAGGTTGTCGAAAGGGCTGGTGTAATCTAGTGGGCCCATCAGAATTTCGCCCCCAGGAAGGTGCCGAACGCGCTGGTAGCGCTGTTGATGAACTGACTGTCCGCCTTACCTGCGGCGAGCGCCGCGCCGGCCTGCGCCGATCCTTGTTGCTGCAACAACTGCGTAACAGCATTCCCGGTCTGCATGCCCGCATTGCCGACGCCGGCGGCAGCGTTCTGCCCCAGGCTGGTCAGACCACCCAGGCGCGAGTACTGTTGGTCGATCAGCTGGGCCAGCAGTGCGGGTTGGAATTGACCAAGCGCCCCCTGCACATTCCCGCCGCGCAGGCCACCAGTGGCCGATGCATTCGCGAGGATTGCGTCTTGGCCGGATTGCGACAGCGCCTGGTACTGCGCCGAGTTCTGGATGCCGCTGATGGCGGACTGCTGCGCGGCCGCCCCGTTGGTGCCAAGTAGATCCTGCTGACCCGCGAGTGCGCCGGTCCCGGCGTTTGCGTACGGCGACAAAAGTTTCTGGATCGCGTCGAACTGGCGACGCTGCTCCTCGATGCCAAGCTGCGCCGACTCGGTCTGCGCGTTGGCGGCGGTATTGGCGGCGTCCTTCTGGCTCTTGGACGACAGATAGCCGCCCACCAGTGTGCCGCCGGCGACGGCTGCTGCTACCCAAGACATGCGGTGCTCTCCATGACGATTGCGGGGGTGGTGTTGTCGATCAGGGCCTGTTCGAGCGCGGCCAAGTCGGTGGAATTGCTCGGGTTGGCGTGGATCGTGGTCCAGACGGTGTCTTCGAGCGCGAAGCCGACGCGCTTCGTACCTGGGCGCGACACCATGGTGAAGGGGGCGGCAACCTCTTTCATGCCGTCTTCGGTCCACACCATGATGCGACCCTTGGACACGATGTTCAGGTGCTCGGTGCTATGCACCTTGCCGGTCAGGATGGTGCCGGCGAGGATCGTGATCTCGCGGGCGTACAAGCCCTCTGCGAAGTGGTGCACCGGTTCGATTGGAAGCTGCGCCATCATGCGCATGCGCGCTTCGAGCTGTTCGATCTGTTCGCGGGTGGGGATGGGCGCCTGAGTGCTCAGGGCCTGGGTGGCATCGGTGGCCAGCAGCATGAGTTTTCCCGTGGATGGGGTTCATGGCCGCTGGGCGCCGGATCTCAGCTCATTGCCTTGAAAATGGGCAACTGCTGCATTATAGAAATATCCTATCGGAAATTTCCAGCACAATCACGCAGGCTATCGTTACGTGAACTGGCGGCCGCTCGCACGCACGCGCACGGCGCTCTCCGTGGGGCATCGCATGTTCAACTTGCCGCCGGCGGCGAGGGTGTGGCCGACCACTTCCGGGAAGGGCCAGGTCGCGCCAACAGCCAGCGCCTTGGCAAACGAGGCGATCTGCCCGCCGTCAGGCGAGACGAGTTCAGCGGTGACGGTGACAATCGCAGTGCCCTCATTCGTGGCGGTCAGCTTGTCGATGGCGGTCACGCAGCCGTCCGACAGGTAGGGTGCGCCGCTGGCGGTGGCGAAGGTGGCTTCCAGCAATACGGCAACGGTGGTGGTCATGGTCAAAGTCCTTTGTTGATGCCGGCGGCGCGCAGGGCGTTTGCCAGGGCGATCACGGTCGGCAGGTCGGTGGCTACTGCGGGGAAGACGGTCGGTGATGCCAGCTTGTCGGCAAGGGCTGAGCGGTCGACGTGCAAGTTTTCGACGCGGTCAGTGCTGGCCACGACAAACGGTGGTGCGCCGTCGGCAACGCTCGACGTCATCTGGCCCGAAAGGGTGAGGGTCGACAGTGCAGCCGTGCCGCCGGCAATCTCCACCTGGTCGGCGTCCTGGCTGGCCAAGGTGCCCAGGTGCGCGCGTGGCGTGGTGTCGTCGGCATCGATGTGCGGTGGCACGGCTGGCGCGCTCTCGAGCGAGGCCACGGTCTCGGCCAGCACCGCGAGCGATGCCATCGCAGCGTGGGCCACGGCCAGCGCCTGATTGGCCAGCGCATTCGCCTCCTCGATGGTCGAAGGCAGCACCGCGTCCACATCGCCCAGCACGCGCTCGAAAGCGAAGATGGCCTGCTGGTTGTTCTGCAGCAGCTGGGCCAGCGTGCGGCGGTCGAGCATCAGCTTAGGCATTGAGCGGCTCCAGCTGCGCCTCGAGGCGGGCAAAGGCGATGTGGGCGTCGCTGGTGCCACGGAAGCGCTGCACACGCCAGGCCTGCATGCTGCCCTGGCCCAACCAGACGAGGCGCTTGCCGCGCTGGCCCTGGCGCCCGGCGCGACAGCCACGCTCCTGGCTCCAGTTCTCGCCGTCGAGCGTGTACGACGTCCAGATCACCGGCTCGACGCCGAGCGGCACGCGGCCGGGCAGGGCGACGAGTTCCAGTTGGTGGAAGATCGCGCCGCGGCTTTCGTTGTAGATAATGCTCGTGCCGAACTCCCAGCTGATCGTCCCGCCGTAGTGGGTCGACACAGTGTCGTCCAGCTGGCCCAGTGCCGGCGAGGTCGGATCGCCGCACAGCCAGCGGTCGTAGCACCAGGTGAAGTTGCGCGCGCGGTACTGCGCCGGCGCGCCCAGGCCTGAATCGACGGTGAACCAGACCGGCTCTTCGACGGCCGCCGAGGCGGCGCCGTCGTACACCAGCGTCTGGTCCGGCAGGTGCAGGTACAGCAGCGCATGATTCTTCACCGTGCGCGCTTCGAGCAGGCAGTCGGCCAACTGCGCTTCGGTGTAGTCGAGCAGCAGCGTGTCGATCTCGCCTGTAGAGAGCTTCGACGTGCCGCCGTTCAGACCCACCCAGACTGCCGGCGGCTCATCGCGGGCGCCGCCCAGGAAGGCGATCTGCCCGGCGTACAGCGCAGCCGCGTGCGTGCCGATCGCGCCGCGGTTGATCTGCGCGCCCTCGTAGCGCGCGAACGGGAAGCCGCTGCCGCCCGAGTTGTTCATTAGCTCGATGGTGTAGCGGTTGACCGCGTACACCTCGCCGGCGCGGGCCTTGAACATACACTTGATCGGATCGGGATCAGCCTCGCTGCTGCCATAGCGCAGCGGGTTGATCGAGGTCGGGTCGCGCAGGTCCGTGACGACCAGCGACGTGCCATCGGTGGTCATGAAGTAGCCGTCGATCCACAGGACGTCTAGCACCTGGCCCAGGTCGGAGTCGGTGACCTGCTCGGGGGCGCCGCCGTACGTGTAGTAGAGCGCGCCGCCGGCGGCAATCGCCAGCCGGTCGAAGGAATAGTCGAACGAGGCCTGCCCGGTGCCGGGGATGCGGCCGAGATCAGTGACCGCGCCGTCGGCGTCGACGCGCACCAGGCTTTCGCCCATGACGCGGTAGCAGACGCCATTCCACACGATGCCACCGCGGTCGACGCCCGGGCCGGCGCCGATCTGTACTATGCCCTCGGCTGGGCGCAGGTAGCCGTTGCTGATGCCCTGCTGCTTAGGCACGGGGATCATGTTGCGCGGGTACTTCGTCCGGAAGTCAGGGCTTTCGTCGGTCAGGGTGCCGCTCAGGATGGGAATCTGCATGTCAGGCCGATGGTTGAAGTGCAATGCAGCAGAATTGCGCGTTGGCGGCGCTGCCGCCGAACACGTTCAGGTTCGACAGCGCGGTGATCAGGCCAGTCAGCAGACCAATGCCCGACAGGGAGGGCAGGAGCGACGCACGCACGCCTTGCACGGTGCAGCCGGTGTAATTGCCGTTTGCGTCCTGCACCCAGCCCTTCACCTTGAACACGACAGGCTGGCCTGCATTTGCCTCGTACAGCAGGCAGGTCACGGCCGGCAGCCCGGCGAACACGCGCGTGAAAGTGATCGTTGACTCGCCCTGCGCGTTCAGCGCCTGAACGGTGCAGCTGCTCAGGCGCGGGTGTTGGTGATCCTCGCGCGCCGCCAGCACGGCGGCGCCGGACTTCGCCGCAACCGCCTCGGGCGGTGGTGCGTCATTACCCAAGATCGCTGCAAGTTGCGCCATCGTCGGCACGCCGCCGAAACTGAAGTCCATGATTACTCACCTTCCCCTGCCATGACCTGCAGCGTAGTGCCGGTGGCCGAGATCACGGCGATGGCGTTGTGGCCCTGCTTGCTGACGATGGTGCCCGAGCCGGCCGGTACCGGGTAGTCGGCAGTCGTCGCTGCCTGCGGGCCGCCAGAGCTGTCGTAGGTGCGGAAGTAGCCGATGTTCGCGCCAGTGTTCACCACGCGCAGCTGTTTGGCCTGGTGGCTAATCGCCGACGATGCCGACGCGGCAGCAGCCGCGAGAATCTGGTTGCTGCCGTAGTGAGGGAAGAAGGGTTGCTTGATCATGATTATCCGATTCGGTACCAGGTGGTTGAAATGAGGTCGAAGCGCAGGCGGAAGAAACCGTTGGCAGCCAGCGCAGTAGGTGCGCCCACCACGGCGGCGCCACTGCCATTCACGGTCAGGGTGGTTACGGCCTGGGTGCACGTCACCAGCACTTCCTGGCCGTGCGCGCGGTCTTCGGCGCCGGGCAGAATGATCATGCCGGCAGGCGCCGGTGCGGACAGCGTGATCTGTGCCCAGGCGCTGCCGCCGGGCGTCTCGGGCAGCACGGCGACGGTGAAGCTGCTGCCGTCCGTGGCCAGGCTGTAGATGGTCTCGTCGGGCGCACCTTCGATGGACCCGAGTACGTAGGCGGCCAGCTGCGGCGCCGTCACTTTGCGCGTCGAGCCGTTTGCTTTCGAGAAGAGCGCCAGTTCATCGGCATCGGCGATGGCGCCGGCGCGGGAGAGTTCGTCAATGCTCGGCATGGTCAGCTCACGGTTATCGGCACGCCGGTGTCGGCGTCCAGGGTTTCGGCAGGCCCGGGGAAGAAGTTCGAGCCGGTGCGCCATGGCTTGTTGCCGGCGCCGCGCGGCATGGTGTTCGGCATCGGCGTGCGGCGCGCGGCGTCACGCACGGCAGCGCCCAGCAAGCGCTCGTAGCCGAGCTTCGCCGAGGCCTTTGTTTCGGCGCTCAGGTTCTTGCCACGGCTGGCGGCGAGCTTCACGGCCAGGCTCATGTAGACGGCCTCGACCGCCGCGTCCGGAATACCTGTCTCGTCGTCCAGGTTGGAATCGTCAGGGTTGGCCGGCAACAGGTAGCCGAGCGAGATCCCGACGCTTCCCCAGGCCGCCATCATGGAGTCCAGCTTGCGCAGCGCGCTTTCCAGTTGGTCCGGGTCGAGGTCGAACGTGAAGCCGGCCAGGGCCAGCTCGTCGAATGCCTGCTCGATGATCTGCTGCTTCGTCCACATAATCAGGCCTTCAGCTTCTCGGCGATGCGCTCGGCCAGCTTGGCATCGCCGATGCGCGGCGAGAACTCAATACCCAGCTCGGTGGCCTTGGATTCCAGTTCGGCGCGGGTAGGCGGCGCATCGTCGGCCGGCACGGCGGCGACGGTTGGTGCAGGTGCGGCGGCTTGGCCAGCGTCGCGCGCTTCGCAGGTGCTCACATGCCAGCCATCGGCCAGTGCCGCCGCCAGCTCTTCGTCGTCGTGCACGATCAGGGTCGAGAAGCGGCCGCCGTGGATTTCTTCGGTGCCGCCGGCGCGGTAGATCATGCGTGGGAACTCGTTCATGTGCTGCTCCTTCAGTTGGAAAAGTGAATGGTCTTGATGCGGAAGTCGCGGGCGAGTGGGATTCGACGAAGCAGAGCCTCAAGCGGCGCCGTGTTCGACCGTGCCACGATCTGGCCGACAGCAGGGTTAGCGGCCACGCCGCCGAGGGGCGCTCCGATCGGCGGCGCTTCCTCGCTGACGCCGCCGACGACGGCAAGCGCGCCGCCGCGCGCGATGATGGTGCCCACGCGAGGGCTTGCGGCAATACCGATCATGATGGCGTTCGCGGCACCGCCGGCGGTCACCGATGCGGTGATGATGCCGACGTCCGGAGTGGCAGCCGCTCCTACAAACATGGCAGTGGCCGCTCCGGACGCAGCAATGGTTCCCGCTGCTGGTGTTGCTGCGACGCCCTGGATGCTGGCGGAAGCGCTGCCGGTTGCCTGCACGATTCCGGCAGCGGGACTTGCTGCGACGCCGGTCAGGCTGGCGGTTCCGTCTTGGCCTGCCGTTTGACCATCGTCTGCGGTGAGGTTGTCGGGCTGCAGCGACGTAGTGGCGTTAATGGCGCGCACGCCAATGTAGCCGGGTGCGCTGATCATTGAATCAGTCGCGGTAATCGCAGGCGTGGGGGAGTCGTCCAAGTAGGTCGAGATCGTGGCGCCCTCGGCCTTGAGACGGATACGCAGATTCCCGCCAGCGGTCCCGGTGTACGCGGCGCTGCCGAGCAGGGTCGACGCGCCGTTGACGACGCGGTACATCTGGATGCCGGTTCCGACCAGATACCGGGCAAGGTAATAGGTTTGTACGGTCGCCGAGAGCCGCAGCGCCACGCCGACGCCGGGGCCGGACGTAGTGACACCAACCACGAAAATATCCATCGTGGTGGAATAGTCCGCACTCGGGGCGGGGGCGCTGCTCAGATAGTACAGCGTGCCCCCGGAGAACCGAAGTCGGTCGCCGGTAGACGCGATAAAGGCGTCCCCGGTTGCGCCAGGGACTTTTTGCCAGTCAGGGTTAGCAACGTTCAGATTGTCGCCAGGGTTTCCCGAAAACCCTTCGTTGACAAAAATTCCCATGATTACAGGTCCAGCTGCGCCAACGCCGGGACGGATGCAGCAGCGTTGGCGCGCAGGGTGATACCTGCGAGAATTGCACCGTAATTTACGGCTTCATCAACCAGGCCCGCACCAATGCCGCGCCGGCTCAGGATGGCGCGAAGACTGGATACCACGATGGCCGGCATCTGACTCACCGGGGTATCCAATGGAAGGTCCGGCAAGGTGTCGACGCGTGGGTCTGCCGAAAACGCCGCCAAATCTTCGTCGCTTCCGGCTGTAACCTCGATCAGCACCCAATTGCGGTATGGGGCGCCGGTTTCAGGGTCCCCAGGCGGTGAGCCGCCGAAATTGATAGATGGGTAAAAGATGGTGACGGGATAATAGCCGTCCTCGCCCCATGGGGCGCTCGTAACGATGTCGCTGATAAACTGGCGTTTCATGACCGCCCCTTAGATGCGGATCACGGCAGCAGCGGCGGTCGGGGCCGGCAGCGTGGCCGTGAACGTGCCGTTGGTCGAGGTGACGGTCCCGCCGAAGCTGAACACGCCGCGGATCTTGTTGCCGTCCGTGGCGTCGTAGATCAGCGCGCCGCCGGCAGAAATGGTGGAATTCGCCCAGGATGGGTCAGCGAAGTCGAGCACGGCGGTGTCGCCATCGAGGGCGGCAGCATAGCCGGTCAGGGTTTTGCCGCCGGTGGTGTAGCCGTTGCCGTTGGCGACTTCGCCGGTACCGTCGTAGGTAGTAGCCGCTTTGTCAAAGTTCGCGTTCGGTGCCAGCAGCGCGAGCTTGAGCGTGTTCGCAGCCGGGCACAGCGCCTTCAGGGCGTCGAGCTTCGACTGGTTCGGGAATGCGTTGGTGATTGCCATCAGGCTCTCCATAAGCTAAAAAAATGGCCCGCACGTGGCGGGCCCGAAGCCCGGAATTAACCGGGAGGAGACACCAGGAGAATCAGGTCTGGCCGAACAGTTCGATACCCGACATCTGCGGTTGCAGGTTGACCAGGCCGTAGAACACGTCCCAGCGGTACTTGCACGACAGATCACCGATCGAGCCTTGACGCGCCATGGTGACGGTCAGGCCGTTGTCGGTGGTGGCCGACATGATCGCCAGGCCGGACTCCGCTTTTGGCTCGTACTTGCCCGGAATGATCTCGAAGGCTTCGTCCTGCCAGAACGGCGCGACCACGCTCGAAACGGTGTTCAGGAAGGTGACTGCGGCGCCGTTTGCTGGGGCGGCGGTCACATTCTGGTACTGCTTCTCGGCGTCGGTATTGCCCGTGGCCGAAATAATCGGTGGGCTGATGGTGTACACGCCAGCTGCGCCTGCTGCGCCCGAAACCTGCGCCACGATGCGGAAAGTTTTCAGGCTGCCGGTATCGGCTTTGGTGATGTGGTGGACTTCGTTGACGCCCGCGATGACGAAAGCATCGCCTGGCTTCACACCAGCGCCGGTGATACCCAGGGTGACGTTCTGGTAGCGGTTGTCGACGTTCGAGGTTTCGCCGGTACCGGCAGTGCTGGTTGCCTTCGGGGTATAGAACTGACCAGCACCGTTGATGGTCACGCCGGTGGCGGTGGCCGCCGCAAGGCGATAGCCGTAGTCCAGCTTGAACGTGTCGAAGTTGGCAATCTGGCCGACTGCTGCCTTTTCGTAGGCGGTCAGGGGCTTGCCAGCCAGGGTCTGGCGGCCTGCCAGGTTCGAGGCCATCGAATTGTAGTGGTTCGACGGCAGGCACAGCTTGCGGTCTTCCATCTGGACGCCAACGCGATTGAACGCATCGTCGATCGCAGCAACGTCATCGAAGCCCGATGCTGCCGCGTTGCGTTTGACGACCACGGTGCCGGTCAGGGCGGCCAGGTTCGAGCAGGACACGTTCACGTCGGACGACAGGCGCTGCATCGCGGCCTTGCCCAGGCGCTGCTCCTGCAGTGCGTCGCGCAGCTCGGTGGCCGACAGGGTCAGCGGGACCGATTTGCTGTAGCCGAGGGTGGCTGGGACCGACAGCTGGGTATAGTTGCGGTTGAAGTTGGCCGACTGGTCAATGCCGTCGAACGACTGCGCCACGTAAGGCATCGGGCGCCAGAAAACGTTACCGGTGCGCTCTGCTTCGGTGCCGTTGAACGTTTGTTTCTTGAACAGCTTCGAGATGACGCCGCCATCTTCGAAACCTTCCAGTGCCAGGTCGAAAGCGACCTTTTCTTCTTTGCTAAAGCTCGACATGAGTTACTCCATTGAAAACGGTTGAGAGAATTGCGGCACGCGCCGCTTGCTGCTTCACTCATCCGTTTCCGGCCGGACGGGGGCCACTGGGGTGCTACTGCCTGCCCTTGCGGTGGGCGAATCCTGGTGGCCTCGTCTGACGTGGAGGCCTCACGGCGGCTTACGCCGCTTTGCTACGCTGCTCCCGGCGGTATGCCGCCACTTTCGTGCGGTCGCCGGTTCGGTCTGCCTCGGCTTCGAGGCGGGCCAGGGTGTTATCGACGCCGGTGGCGCCGCCCGCACTGCTGCGGATGACGCGCTCGGCCGGCGGCGGGTTTTTCTTTGGCGCGACCTTCAGTTGCGTCTCGATCTTGGCGACGGCGAATGCAAACTTCACCGGGTCCTTGATCGTAGCCAGCTCTTTTGCCTTGGCCGGGTTGCGGCCCAGGGCGTAGATCAGCAATTCGGGCTTGTCGGCACCGTTCAGGATCACCGACTGCTGCATCGGGGTCATGGTTTCACGCACGACGTGCTCGGCGCCGTCGAAGTCGTCGACCTTCAGTGCGGCTTTCGCCGTGTTGTAGCTGGTCACGCGGGCTTGCCACTCGGCGTGCGCGGCTTCCTGTTCCTGGCGCGTGGCAGCGACGGCTTCGTCAGCCTTGCGCTTTGCATCGGTCCAGGCCACCAGCTTGTCGGCATACAACTCGCCGTCGAAATCGCAGCTTTCCAGGGTTGGCTTCTCGCCAACGGCTGGAGTTGCGGGGGCGGCTGGGGCGTCGCGCTGGACCTTCTCGGCCTCAAGTTCGCGGATGCGCTTCGCTTGCTCACGATCACGCTTGCGCATGTCCTTGAGCCACTGCGGTGCGGGACGGCCATCCAGGCCATCGTCGTTTGCTGCTGGTGGCGCCTCATCGCCGATGGTGATGACGACTTCGTCATCCTCTTCGGCTGGCGCGGCGCCTTGGGCGTCCGGCTGCTGGTCGTCGGGCGTCTCACCCGATTCGTGCTGCTGGTCGTCCTGATTCTGCTCGGCGACAGGTTCAGCAGCGCCGCCGGCGCCACCGTTACCCTGATCGTCCTGGAACTGCTCGCGGTACGAGCGTTGTTTCCACATCCAGCTCTTGTGCATGGAATTCCTCTATTCACTCACCGATCATGGCCCGGTGGATGCCGACGAGCAAAATGATAGGTGGAAACTATCACAGAGGAAACAATAATCAACGGAATTTATTTACGCGTCGCGTCAGCCCCAAATTTTGTGCGCCTGGCCAATCCAGTTCACCTGCCGCGCCATGCGTCCAACGGCGTAACACATGACCTCTTCACCTTCCATGTGACGAAGGTTCGCCGAGCGCAAGCGCGCCCAGGCCATGCCGGCGTGGCCGCACTCGTGGCTGATGATCTCCATTCCGTTCCGGCGCAGGTCGACCGCGTTCAGGAACATGCGCGCGATGATCAAGCCTGGTCGGACGACGTGCCGTCCGGTGACCTTACTGTTGTAGTGGCGGACCATGCCGGCAGTGCGCGGGCAGGCAGCCCAATCGCCTTCTTTCTGGTAGATCGTGGCGCGCATGTGCTGACGCGTCGGCGACATGAACAGCTGGACGACGTGAGGCATGTCCGGGTCAGGGTGCACGTAATGGATCGTGGCGCGCGCATCGCGCAGCGCCAAGCGCTGCCGTTTTTCTGGTCTCGCTCGGCGCTCGCGCTGCCGCTTCATAGGGCGCGCGCTCAAGGCGTTGCCTCGGGCTGCGACATGGCCTGCTGTGCAGCCTGGGCCTGCGCCTGCAACTGCTGCTCTGCCGCCTGCTGGGCCGCCTGCTGCTGGGCAATGTGCTGCTCGACAGCCAGTGCGTGGTCGGCCTGGGCCTGGCCGATGCCGGCCAGCTTGACGATGGTGTCGGCAGTCGTCTGTTCGACCTTGGCGGCCGTTAGCTGCGCCTCGATCTGCTTCTTCATCGCGTCGGCGGCCTGGTTCTGCGCGCCGGCCATGAGGTACTGGTCCTGTGCGCTCGGCTGCTGGCCCTGCTGCTCGGCGGCGAGTTCCTGCTTCTCTTCCTCGGTCGGCGGGATCACGCCCATGCGCACCAGCTTGTT